GTTTTCATAATATATCTCCTGATTATACGTTCCAATTAATGTTTAACCTAAAATATCGACCCGATAACCCCCGTGGGGGTAAGGGGACGGCGTGTAAGTGTACTATTCCCCTCTTTGTTCTAACGCATCACAGGCGGTACGAGCTAAGTCTATCAGGTCAGCCTTGACCATGCGATTTTGTTTACTGGTAAACCGCTTAACCTGTTTCATGTTATTGTCATAATCAAAGTTCTTGGGAAAGTATGCCTTTGTTATAACCGCTATCAAATCAACTTTTGTCATTGTCTAACCCCTTTAATTATTTTACCTGATTACTGTTAGCATAGTTACGCAATACCCGCTTAACTGAATCGAACAGCTAATAACCACCTTGACGGGTAAACAGGGTTTAATACAAATCAACAACGATCCATTCATACGTTGTATTGTCGATCGTGACTGACCATATGTTATCTTCACGATAAACTTTGGAATCAGCCAAAGGGTCAAGACGCATCCCAGACTTATCAAGAAAATGTCCTTTGGCTTTCACTTTGCTGCTGAACAGTTGACGGTTGCGACGCATTGGGATAGCTGAGTTGATTGTTTCGGTGTACTCATAAACGTTTTTCACTATAAACCCCTTTCAGTAGCACCATTGCTACATATAGAGTATATCTCAATAATTGGTACATGGTGCGATAATTCTTTTATATTTTTATTATTACGTTAAGCACGTAAGCAAGCTTACGAGTTTTGTACGGATCTCAAAACATACTCACAACGTTCAAGATTCTCGAAACCCGAACCCGGGGGTAGTACCCTCCGGCCGTGGTGGTCGAGGGGTGGTACCACCCTATCCTAGCAGTCCGGCACACGTGAAATTCTCTCATCCCTAATATATATCCAGAATATCCTATTATATTTCCTATTTAGGAAAGTGAATAAAACTGAGAAACCCCTTGACTTTGCTCCTTGTTTATGGTATAATACAATCTGCGAAGTGAGGCCCGAATGACACGTGACGGGGTACAGATAATGCTGTATGAAACGAACCAGCTATGGTGGCTATGGCTGGAGATGATGCTGCCGGATAACGGGGCACCGAGGGATTATAACTGGCACGAAGAATGTTAAGGAAGGCTGATTGATGGCGATGATCGAATATAAGTACCAGCCAGCCACGATGGAGCAACTCACGGCTTGTATACGCTGGTGCCAGAATCAGATGCAACTGCGAGACTGGCTGATAAAGCTGGATACTTCGATAGCAGCACCACCTGAAGTAAAGTTGGATGGAGACGATAACGGGGAAGATGCTCACGCCAGAGTAGAATATTCCACCGATACGCTAAAAGCGGTAATCTGGGTGCCCCTGGCACGAATGGCAGAGAGTAATCGTAATCCGATTGAATGCCTGATTCATGAATTATGCCACATAATGATCGAGGCTCGCGGTGTGGATGCAGAAGATGAGTCACTTGTACGAGTAATCTCACCGATGATATATCGGTTATATTGTAAAGAAAATCGCATTAAGCAAGCACGGGAGAAATAACATGTCGTCAGCAGTAATGACCCGCAGAGAAGTATTATCGTATAAATTTGAGGAAAAAGGGACGCTTACCACATCTCAGGCAGCACTGGGTACCACGGCTCTGGCACAGGCAGTAGCTGAAGCTCTGACCGCTACGGGTATTATGGTATTTAACGTGGATAAAGGGACCCCGGCAATCGAACTTAGATTCCGTGGAGCATTAAATGATGTCACCGATGTACCTCTGATCTATGGTATCCGTACCGGTGATGATAAGGATAGGGCTAATTTCGGTGGTTTTTATAGGCTGCTGGCTGATTTGGCTACCATAGTGGGTACTGGTCAGAAATCCTCAGCCACTGATTTGTTCGTTGATACCGTAACTGAGACCACCGGATTGGGTGTTGAAACAGGAAAAGCTAATTCCGATGCAGCGAATGGGATCGGATCGTATATTCTGAAACTCGGTGGGTATGATAGAATCCTGATCTGTGCCTCGACCCTGAATAGTTCGTCGTTCAGCGTGGATGTTGCCCGGGTGGATATTTGATGCCTGATAAAAAACCCCCTAGAGTCCCACCGAAGCGTAAGAAACCGGATAAGCCCGAGAATAAGCCGGAAAATAGCCGTAAGGGTGAAATAACCGGGAAACTCCTGACCACAGAGCTAAAACGGCTGGCACATCTGGCACATTCTGTCGATGACGAGGGCAACCCCCTAACGAAACAGCAGGTTCTGGCCGCAATGGTGTGGGACAAGGCTCTTGGATATACGAAGGTAGACAAGGATACGAACAAGAAAGTAGAATACAAACCGGAACGATGGGCGATCAGCATGTTATTCGACCGATTAGAAGGCAGAGTAAACACGGCAGACAAAGATAATAAAGAACGACCACTATCAGAGAAGATGAGTGATGCAGCAAAAAAGCGAATTGAGTCAGCTACGTCCGACGCTGAGTGAACCATTCCCTGATGTTCCAAAGATATGGACCGATCCGGTTACTGGCCTGAAAGTTCCTAAATGTTTGGATGAAAATCTGGAATGGCGTATAAACCTCATAAAGCGAGCAGAGAAGGACCCGATCCTACAGAATGATCTGATGGCTGCGTGTTCTGCGTCTATACTTTTCTGGTTTAATGCGTTCATATGGACGTTTAGACAGTTCGATGTGGACCCGATTACCAATTCTCCAGTTCCGGCTAAGATGCCTAACATGCCATTTATTACCTGGGAAGTTCAAGATGGGTCCATCCTAAATATAGAGGATGCCATAAATTCAGGTTACGATCTAGGGTTTAAGAAGAGTCGTGATATGGGTGCATCATGGATCGACCTTGGTACTTTCCACCATCAATGGCTATTCTACCCTGATACTATGCTGCTTGAGCTATCTCGCGTGGAAGATTATGTTGATTTACGTGGTAATATGAAGGCCCTGTTCCAGAAACATGACTACATCAATGAATGGCTACCCGACTGGATGGTACCCCCTGGATGCAGACCAGGCGAGAAGCATCGCAAGAAGATGCACATGAAAAATGCCCTTAACAAGAGCGTAATTGATGGCGAGGCCACCACAGCGAACGCAGCATCAGGCGATAGGCGTAAAGCTGTATTGTTGGATGAGTTTGCAAAGGTCGATAATGGCCAGGCTATACGATCAGCAACAGCCGACGTAACCCCCTGTCGTATAGTTAATTCTACTCCATGTGGTGCGGGTACCGAATACAGCAGGTGGCTGGCTAGTGGCCAGATCAAAGTTATCAGGCTCCCATGGTATGAACATCCGGAGAAGGGTGTGGGACGGCGAGTAATTCAGAACGATATAACCGGTGAGTATAGCATAACATCTCCGTGGTACGAGAATGAGCAGAAGCGGCGATCCCCCAAAGAGATGGCTCAGGAGATCGACATGAACGATATTGAATCAGGATCGACTGTATTTGATGTTCGTATCGTGGAGAATCACAAAGCTTTGTTCGCCAGGCCCCCTAAGATAAAGATGAAAGTAGCATTTGATCGTATGATACCAAATGCTCAGATACCGGAGATAATCCGATCACGTAGGCTGTCCAAGATAAAAACCCACCGTACCGTGGGTGGCCCCCTGTTACTTTGGGTAAACCTGATAAATGGCCGGCTCGACCAGACCAAGCATTATACGATAGGCATTGACATCTCAAAGGGCCAGGGAGCGTCCAACACCGTATTCTCGATCTTATGCAACGAAACCGGGGAGAAGGTAGGAGAATGGGCCGACGCGAACACGCCGCCGCACGAGGCCGCGAGGATCGCCGTCGCTATCGCACTATGGGTAGGCGGGGCCTGTCCTAAGCGTATACCATTTGTTATCTGGGAGATGAATGGCGATCCGGGTTTGAACTTCAGCCGCGAGATCGTAACTAATCTGAGGTATCCATATTATTACAGGCATGTGGATGAGAAAACTGTCGTAGCTAAAAAGACCAGGAAACCCGGGTGGCACTCTAATACCAGCACTAAACCTCTATTACTTGGTCAGTATAACACCATCTTGTCACAGGGTGGATACATAAACCACAGTGAAATAGCCCTTACAGAAGCGACATATTACATAAATTATAAGGACGGCGGCATGGGTCCGGCAGCATTGTACGAGGAATCCTCTGTAGCTAAAAAGACTCACGGTGATAGAGTTATCGCTGATGCTTTAAGTCTTGAAGGTATAAAGGGTACGATGCGTGTGAAACACGATAAGCCGGCTTGCCCGGAGAACTCCGCAGGTGGTCGCAAAAAGCGACGAGATAAGGATAAGAAGAAGAACAAGAGTTCGTTTAGAAAATCGTATAGCTTTGTTTAAGGAGAACTGAGATGGCAAGAGATTTCAGACAAACAATTAAAGAGACAGACACGATATTGACACTTGATTTTTCGGAGCGTAGGGAGTTTCAATTATACACTGAGATCGAAGACATAATCAAAAAGAAGTTTCCTGTTGAAACAGAAGGCAAGGAAATGGTTGGGTGTGTGGCTGGGAACGAATATGAGGGCCCGGATAAAACATGCTGGCGAAAAATAGCGTGAATACCAGAATTTAATATTACGGAGTAGAATATGGCACTAAACATAAGCCCGGATAAGCTACAGGAAGCAGTACGCCAGGGATTCTTGCGATTACGCACATATCGGCGTGCCCGGGCACTGTTCATCAGGGAATACGTGGGCCAGTATTACCGTAATAACCACGGAATCATGGGTGAAGAGCCCATTAATCTCATATTCAACGCGATACGGGCCATCGTTCCCCAGATTATCATGCGATCCCCTACCAACAGGATCACCACTGATAACGTTCAGAATGCTGATTACGCCGAATTACTCAGTCTTGGCGTGGATTCCGTTCAGCGTGATATCAAGATTCACAAGGAATTGCGTACTCTGATCGTAGATGCTATGTTCGCGTTCGGTATAATGAAAACGGGGATGTGCAGCACCGGACAGTGTTTTTCATTCCAGGATGTAGACATCGACCCTGGGCAGATATATTCTGAGCATGTCGACCTGGATAATTTCACATTCGATCCGCTGGCTGTGAGCTTTGATATGTCCACGTTCCTCGGCGATAAATCACGGGTCCCGCGACAGGTCCTGCTGGATAGTGACTCCTACGACCATGATCTCGTTATGAAGCTTCCTAAGTCCGTGAGTAATACCACTGATTCTACTAACGCCGGGCCTGGTGCGAGAGTCGAGAATATGACTAAAAAGCACCTTAGTGGTAATGTAATGCACGATATATTCGATTACGTTGATGTTGTGCAGATATGGTTTAAGCCCACCGATAGTATCATAACGATGCCTGATCCGTTTGTGCAGAAATCCACCAAGTTTTTGGCGAATATTGAATACGGCGGACCGGATATGGGACCTTATGATTTCCTGTCCCTTACGCAGCCAGTCCCGAATAATCCACTGCCAGTGGCACCGGTTAGTATAATATTCGATCTTCATAGAATGGCTAACAGGATGTTTGTAAAGAACTCTGAACAGGGTGACAGACAGAAGGATGTAACATTTTATAACCCTGCAAATGCTGACGAGGCCCAGGATTTCAAAGATGCCGTCGATGGGGATATGATAGCATCGACTGATCCGAAGGGCATAGAAGTAAAATCCAATGGTGGTATAAGGAACGAAAATATACAGTGGACCAATCAATTACAGGTATGGTTCAACTTTATGGCGGGAAACCCGGATCAGCTTGCCGGTGTAAGTTCGGATGCAGAGACTGCTACTCAGGCAGAAATACTCCAGGCCAATGCTGGTGTGAGTATGAACGATGTTATTGATATGGTCTATGACACCACCAGTGGTGTGAGCAAGAAAATCGCCTGGTATCTGCATACTGATCCGCTTATCAACTTGCCACTTATCCATAGGCCAACGGGTGCAAAGGATGTTCAGGTATTTCTTACACCAGAACAGCGTAGGGGTGATTTCCTAGAGTATAGTTTCAAACTGGTACAGAAGTCCATGCGTAGGCTCGATCCGAATATTAGAGCAAGACGTGTTATCGAGTTCACAACGAAGATTTTACCGCAAGTTTCCATAGCTGCACAGTCGATGTTACAGCTTGGTGTACCGTTTAATGTCCAGGATTATCTGACACGACTGGCTGAAGAGATGGACATTGGTGATTGGATCAGAACGATGTTTGATGATCCTGAATTTCAGCAGCGATTGAAACTTCAGGTAATGCTTGGTCCGCAGAACCAGGGTAAGGGCAAAGCAGCCGGCGTGCAGCAGAATGGTGAGTTCCCAGGTGGCCCTAAAACTACCACCCCGGTACAGGATAGAAACTCTGATCGCCAGGCAGTGGCGGCTCAGTCACAATCAGCGAGAGCAGTTTAAGGAGATAAATATGCCAGAGTATTGTTACGTATGCCCAGAGTGCGGATTGCATCGGAATATTGTTAAACCCATGTCTGAGTATGATAAATTGGAAAGATGCAATGGATTCGGCGGATGCAAGGCTATCCTGGATAGAAATTTAGCAGCCGAGGCTAAATATTCATCAGGTGATAGATATGGTAAACCCCTGATCTCTGATAGCCTTGCTATGCACCCGAGTCAGATTGCTGAGCATAATAAGCTGTTCCCTGATATAAAGGTACATAAAGATGGGCGACCTCAGTTTGATAACTTCAAGCAACACGATGATTATCTGGAGAAAACTGGGTTTGTAAAATGTACGCAGAGGAAAAAAAGGAGAGGTAAAATTATAAAAAGTACTTGACTTTCGTGTAGTATTATGGTATAATGTACGACGTGAATCAGAGTTTTTAAAAGGAGACCGAAATGCCAAAGACAGCAGACGAAATTGCCACTGATGTAGAATCACCCACAGCCGCAGCCAGAGCCGCAGCCGCAGAAGAAACAGTGAAAAGTGAAGATGAACTATTAAAGAAGGTCGAGGATCGGCTAGACGCATTAGGTGATGATCCCTCTCCTACCCTGGATGAACCGGCAGCATCGGAAGATACTGATACTCCCCCGGAGACTCCAGCAGCAGAGGACACTGATGTAGACGCTGAACCAGAACCTGATAAAACTGATGACAAAGAGGATGCTGAGGAAAAGGATACTGAAGTAATAGTACCCGAAGCCTACCGCCGAACTGCCATCAATCAAGGTTGGACTGAAAAGGATATAGCTGAACAGTTCAAAGCTAACCCGGAGCTCACGCTCAAAACGCTTGGTAGAATCCATGACTCTACTAACAGTCTCAACGTTAAGTTCGCTGAGATTGGACGTAAATCTATGGATAAGCCGGCACCTGCTGTAAAGTCTGAAGAGAAACCTGTTGATAACAAACCAACAGTGGACTTTAGCAAGCTTGAAGAAGCCTACAAGGACGACCCCATTGTAGATACAATCAAGAGCATAGCCCAGGCTAACGAGGACCTAAAAATAGAGTTGTCCGAGTTAAAGCTGAAGGCGAGTGAAGCACCACCAGTTAGCAAAGCTGAACAGGAAGCCTTGGTATCTGAAATTTCAGGGTTCTTCTCATCAGACCAGACCAAGTTTTATGAAGAGTTCTACGGCAAGTCCGAGGGTAACAACTGGGACAGCCTGACTGGGGGCCAGTTCGATAACAGGTCTAAAGTCATGGTAGTAGCAGATCAGATCGCCGCTGGTAAAGCTCTTCAAGGTGACGACATAACGAATGCTGAAGCTATGGAAGCTGCACATACGATTGTGTCAAGTGAGTTTTTGAAAAAGGCTGTAGAGATTGGTATAAAGGCCACTCTGAAAAAGAGGGAGGCCGGCATAACATTCAAGCCTGATTCACAAGCTAGAAAACAAGATGAACAAGATGACAAACCAAAGACTCAGGCTAAAATAGAAAGCAGAGCACAAGAGCGTCTTGACAAGATATTCAAGTAACCTGAGTTTTACAAGTAAGAAAGAGGAAATTAAATGGGAGTTAAAAATTCCGAGTTACAACTTTTAATTGACACCACATTACCTGATCTACCGAATCAGGAGTTTGAAGTGGGGTGGGATAACCAGGACTTTGAGTTCACTCGTATCTATAATAACGAGAGCATGAAGATAGACGGCGGTACCCAGATCGAGCGTAAGATCATGTTCGATGAAACAGGAAATGCACGCTACCGTAGACTGTTCGATACGGATGAGCCAAGTGTAGGCAACCAGATGAGCACGATCACGGTTCCCTGGACCAGTATCGGCACTAACTACTCGTGGGATAAACAGGAAATTCTGCGTAACAAGGGCAACGCTAAGGGCTTCATTGACTTGCTTCAATCTCGTAGAGTAGACGGCTTGAACTCTTTGGCTAACTTGATCGAGAGCCGTGCATGGAAGACACCTAACAAGGCTGCCGATGATCTCAATCCGTTTGGTGTTCCATATTACATTACGCAGCTTACTAAGACCCAAACAGATGCTGGCACAGTTAGCGGTTTTGCTGGTACGACTATCGTATTCCAAGATGGTACCACAGCTACTGTCGCTGCTGGTGTTGATGCAGCTACTGAAGCTAAGTGGCGTAACTATGCTGCTGCGTATACCAAGATCGACAACGCCATGCTAAAACAGGCACGTATCGCGGCGATGTTGACTAATTTTAAACCACCGATCATCATAAACGACCCAGCTAATACCAGGACCGCACAGAAAAGATGGTATACGAGCTCAAATGTAGCAGCAGATTTGATGGACCTCGCCGATCAGAAGGACGATAACCATAAGGGTAAAGAGGCCATGGGTATGCTTACCGTGGATGCCGCTTTAGTGTTCCTTAACAGAGCACCAGTAATTTTTGTACCACAGCTTGAGAACGCTGACAATGATCCACTATACTTTGTTGACTTCGCTAAGTTCATACCTGTAACTCACGAAGGTTACTGGATGGAAGAGGGCGAAGCTATGACGGACCGTGGACAGCATACAACGTTCACAGTGTTCCTTGATGGATCACATAACAACCTGTGTTTAAACAGGCGTACATGCGGTTTTGTATTGCATAAAGCACATACGTCTTAATAAGAGTATCCGGGGACGATCCATTGTGGGTCGTCCCTTAATCTACTATTCAGGGGTCTACCCCCTCTAGGAGAAACAAAATGGGCAGTCAAGTAACAAAACAAAGTGAAAAAACTAATACAAAGCGAGTGTTCTTTGAAGGAACTGATGAACTAAAAGCCGGCTATCAGCTATGCTATAACGTAGACGCTGTACGAGCCGCTGACACCAATCAGAATATAACCGCCAAGACAGCGGCTGATGAGTACGGTGAACGTGCAGTACGTGTAGAAAAGCCAACGGCTGCGAATCTCAAAAACTACGCTGGTACTGTAACTGAAGATTTCGGTGGCGTAACTGGTCCTCGTTCAATCGAGATTTATGTCCCAACACGTAGAGGTCAGGCCATAAACGTATTTTCCAGTGCCAACGCCACGATCAATGTTACACCGCTGTATCTGGTAGCTGGCAGCTTTATCGCCCAGTCCAGTGGTTCTGTACGAATCGGTACAGCTATCCAGACTATAGACCGATCCAGCACTAATGGGTCAATTCAGGCTACGTTTACCGGACCCGCCGAACTTAATGCTGAGATCGTATCAGCTAATTCAAGGGCTGTAACAGCGTTGCCTACCGCCGCGATATGGGATAACTTCCCTCTTGCAGAGCTTCGCAGAAATCCGTTTGCCGGGTCGCTACTTGAAGCAGATTTCAAACGTGGTAATGAGTTCCCAGCCAACAACTTCATTGATGCAACATACGCCGCATCTGCTGCCGGTAAAACTCTTACCGAGCAGATGAAATTAGGTGTATCCGCGATAGGTGAGTTGATATTCTTCACAACTACTAATGACCAGGGTGCTGAGTGTATGTTCCCATGTCCTATCACTGTATCCGGTGGTAAAAAGTGGGCGTTCGAGATCAGAGTGGCCCCACTTAATGTAGATGATACTACGAATAATAACTTCGTTGGGCTCATGCTGGCATCAGCACTTGCTGGCGATCTAATAGCTGACGGTGCAACCCTCCAGGCAGAAGGTTCTCTCGGCTTCCAGCGAAAAGAAGCTGATGGTGATGTCATTGATTTCGTTTATGACGAGACCGGTCAGACTCAGAATGAGCACGATCCTGATTACGTGGTACCTGTAGCCGCTACGTATAATACTCTTGGCATGTACTTTAATGGTACAACCATTCAGGGTTATGCAGATGGCGTTGCACTTGGTACGGCGATCTCCGCTGCGGACATTGCCGCCGCTGATTTCCCAACAGCTAAGGTATTCAATCCTGTGATAGCTCTGAAGGCTGGCGATGCAACTGATTTTAGTCTTTCAGTAGACTGGATTCGCGTAGCACAGCTTGCTTAATTTAACTATAACTGGCCCCTGCCCCCTGAGTCTCCTTAAACTTCGGGGGTAAGACCAGTTAATTTACGGGGGCTACTATGCCACATACCGATAAGATAGGTGGGTTTGATCGCTGGGATGTAGAGCAGGGTGCCCGTGATATGATCCGTGTTCAGGAAATCGAGACCGATCCCAAGTTCCATGCAGTGGTAGTTAAAGAACTGGAGAAGCAAGCCAAGGCTTCCGCTGCTGCATTGCTAGTAGCTAAAGTCAGCAAGAATCTAAAAGCATTAGGTAAATAATTTTTTAATAAGGAGACAGACAGATGAAGATTGACGAAGCACTAGGAGTTATCAGTGCAGTATGCCGCGAGTATAACGGGAACCTTACAGAGCACACCCGGATACAGACAGCGTTGAAAGAAGTGGCAGATTATACTAACGCTACAGTGGTGGTAATGGCCTCTGATAAGAAGGATATAGAAGCCGCAAAAAAAGCAGACTCGCTAGAACTTGAAAAGTATAGAGAATCCAGTAATGGCATCGACACTTATGAAGCGTGGCTAAAGACTAATGCTGAAGAGCCATCGGATAAGGATAGTGCAGCCTATAGAAATTGGCTAGCAATTAAGAACGCTAATCCTGGTGACATGGTGAAAGTAGATAACCTGTAATGGCCGAACCGAACACAGCATTAACGTTTGATGACCTTACACTTGAGGTAGCCAGGCTTGCTGGTATAGCGAGCTATGGTACTGGCGGTGATGGTATAGCTGTCACTCCCACTGATGCCCACGATCTTGATCTGTCTCAGGGCATAGTGAACAGGGCCATCAGGATGTTCATCTCCAATTCTCCTACAAAGGGTTGGCAGTGGATGAGACAGCTTCTATACGTGCAGCTTGATCCATCAGGTTCCTCATCTACCAGTGTAGGCAGCATAGAAGATAACCAGTTGTGCATACCTGATCTTGTAGCTACTGCTGGTACGTATACTATTACCCTGGGGACTGAGACTACTTCAGCCCTTGCATTTGATGCAACAACTGGCACAATTCAGTCGGCACTGGAGCTACTTACAGGCATCGGTACCGGGAATATCACAGTAGGAGGGGTGACTTTTAACACCGCGACCACAGGATTAACCCTGACTTTCGATGATTCACTCGGTAACGTTGCTGATGTCACCTTCGACGTAACAAGCACTACTACTACTACCGTTATAACCGTGTCTGAGACTCAGCGGGGCTTACTGGAAGTGGCACGATATATTCTACCTGATACGTTCGGTGGATCGCCGGACGGCGAAATCACGTATGCTAAGAATACCAATGTCGGGCCACGCATGCAATGGACCAACGAAGCCACCATCAGACAGGCTAGAGAGAACTCAAGCATTACTGCTGATCCGTGGATGGCTGCGATAATTCCAAGTGAGACCGTTAGACGGTTTGACATATTGGTATACCCTGATCCACAGGCTATACGTACCGTGGTATTTCCACACACGATTTTCTTCGATGCACTGTCATCTGGTACCGATCTTCATCCGGCAGGTTATAGGTTCGACGAGGTAGTTCTTGCCGCGTGCAAGGCTCGTACTATGATGGAGATCGAGGGACTTACTGCTGAGACAGACTGGGTGGCATATTACAGGCAGATAGCATTACCTGATGCACAAGTGATTGATCTAAGATCGGCACCGAGAACATTGGGAAGTTTGAATACATTAAAAAAGACCGGACCTACGAGGTTCTGGAATAACGTAGACACAACTAACATTAATTCAGGAGCGTAACATGAGTTTAAATGGTGCAACATTTTTAAAGAACCTTGAGGGAGTTATCACAGGTAACGGTTTCAAGAGAGTAATCCAGGGTATAAATCTAAATACTCTTCGTACATCAGGTGGTCTGATCCTTACGGGATCGACTGCACCACTGCGTGCATCGCTGGAAACAAACTTCGAGGGTGTGCAGAGTGCAAGTGGTACTACCGATTTCGGATCGCTGGTATTTAATGTGCCCCGTGACTATGATGTAAACAACGACGAGTTAAAGATCAGGTTCTTATGTAACTCTGCCGGCGATACCAACACGCCCACGATGGACGCTGCCATGTTCCGCAAGAGAGCCGGAGTAGCACTTACATCTGACCTCGATCCAACTATCTCCGCTGCGATGAATAATAATACGGCTAAAGCTGGTTACATCGAAATAGACGCAAGCGACCTTGGTTGCAAACCTGGTGATGCGTTACACTTTGATCTTACTACCAGTGCTCATTCTACTGATGCAGCTAACTTCTACGGCGTGGAAGTAGTTTATCGTTCTGATCTCGTTTACTTCGAGAATACTGAGAGGTAATATAGCGAGGTTGCACCATGGAGATTAAGTTTCCCATAAAAGGATGGAACGAGGGGGCGGCTGTAGAGGGTCAGCCCCCTCTTACTTCACCTAGTTTGCGTAACGTGAGACCGTTTGATACGGAAGAAGAACGCATACGCGGTGGCCAGCGTCCAGGATTATCTAAGGCATCAGATGACAGGATAGTAGGGGATAATCCAGTTACACTGATGAAACAGATAGCTATAACCTATGTAGAACCGGTGGCATAATATGTCTGAAGTTACTATTGGTACAGATAAGACAGCCCTATCAGCTATCGGTATGAACGATGGCAGTCTGGCCATGGTCTATTCCACCACTGCTACAGATGCGTCACCAAGTCCTAACACTACAGAAGGTGGAAAGCTGGTTCTTAGGCAACATGATTTCTTTGGAACTTTCAAGAAAGAGATAGTGCTGGAGGACTTCCTGGGCGAAGAATTATACACGTCAGGTTTGGTTAGCTCGTTAACAGACGCTGGTATATCGTGGGCTGATATGTTGATACTGAACGATGGCAGATTGCTCGTAGTTTATTCCATATTTGCAAAGGCTAATCTAGCTACTCCACCACCACCTGGTAATAAAGCGTTAACAGCTACTCTTAGGGCCAAGATATTGTCACCAGCATTAAAGCTATTAAGTACAACGGATATAACATCGGACTTATATGTTAGCGATGACAATGGTGGGTACTCTTTTGAAACATACGGGAGATTCAAAGTAGCACAGCTTACAGGCGGTAACATAGTTATACCATATTCCACCATAGATATAACTACCAATGGTACCAACGATACCGTGAAGTATAGAGTATACAATAACGATCTAACTTCCATAGTTAAGGCTGATGCTACGTTGTTAAATCCTGCTGGTGGTAGAATGGAATGTCACGCATTTAGCGGCGGTACAGGTGTCCTGTTATATTCCAAGCAAGACATTACTGACCCTGTGTTTCCCCGTCTATCCTATATAAACTCGGCGGGGACCATAACGCAGACTATAGCGGCTGTTAGCAGCAACTTGGAAGGATTCAATTCTACAGGAGAACGCGGTCCGGCAGGTTCTATAACTGCTAACGGCACTATACTTATTATAACGAATGATACTGACAGTGCATTGGAGGTTACAACATTTGTAGAATACGATAGTGGTGGTAACAAAATAACTGGACCCACTGTAATGAATGGTTTGACCTTCGGTATATTTATGGCGTTCCCTATACTTACATTGCTAGACAACGACGACTTGGCCATAACTTATTCTGACCATCGATCGAGTTTGAATCTTAACTATATCTTGATGAATAAAGTTGGATCAACATGGCAGTGGACCGAACAGTTACAAGTCGGTGCTCCTGATGAGGCAATATTTATGGCTGCAACCAGTATGCCATTTAACGCCGACAACACATTCCCACCGTTACGATCTGATGTCGGGTCCAAGTTTGGCCTGGTATGGTCCGATCAAGCCTTTGGTATAGAAAGTGACAGCGGTATTGATGATGAATTAAAGTTCGAGATAACCGGTACCGAATTGGCCGGGGCCAGTTTAATAGGATCGGGATTAGACTTTGGTTCTCTGGCAGGTGGTGGTGGAAGATATAATTCCAAGCTTATAGCAGTAGGTCACAGGGCTATATACGTGGAGGATATATAGTGGCTAATAAAATTGATCTAACTTCCATAACTACTGCATTCTATAAATTAGACGATGACCTGGCTACTACTGTCGTGCTGGATGGCACCAGCCAGAATGTTGCCGCCGTATCCGGTGGTAACTCTGATGACCTACACTCTGATCTCAGTTTTACCGGCAACGGAGCCTTCGATTATTCTGATGGATCACCTTTTGTGGTAGCACCACAGGCCATAATACCAAGTGGAGAATTTAGTATAGTCTTATGGGCCAAGGATAATCCTACATTTGTTCATCAAGATGGCAGGATATTCGCAGTCAAGGATAATATATTACAGCTTTTGCTCTTGAGATCATCACTGGCAGTAGAGGATATTGCTATTAGGATAAACGGTAAAACCATCCCTAACGTTAATAACATAATAAGGGATGTATGGCATCAGTATATACTAACTAATGATTCAGATGGAACCGCTAAAATTTACGTAGATAACGTTCTCGGTGGAAGCGTATTATCTACGGGGTTTGCTGGTCTAACAGATGATCTTCATATAGGTGCAACCGACTCAGGATCGAGCAGAAACTTTGAAGGCTTGATAGATGGGGTTATGGTATTTAGTCGTGAGTTATTATCGTCGGAACGTGCAGCATTATACGCTCAAGGCCGTGGTGTTAATTCTCTGATTATGAACCCGGCGGATTTTTTCCCGTCAGACAGAACGGCTAACTATGACCCTAGTAAAGTATGGGATGAGGAAACTAAGTTATGGTACGAGCCTAACACTTCAACCGGTGCTGTTAATCTTAAAAAGGGATCAGGTAGATTCGGGAATAAACTGGTGGCGGTAAGCGATGAGGGAAGTGTATACTATGAGGACTTTGAATAATGGCTATTGACCTTACGAGGCTTATAACAAAGCATGGATTTACAGTCGGAGACTTCGATACTGACGGACTGATAGCAGTAGAACCGGCGTATCAAAAAGTATATTTCACCGATGGCAGGTCGATACTTAACAACGGGTACCACAAGCTCGACATGATTAATACTAAGATTAACGGTACCCCCACCGTAGCATACGTTCAAGGTGAGCTCGTAGCTCAGGCTACTACCGAAGCCGTGGGTGTATTCGATGAGAATCCTGACAAACGATTGTACGATGGCAACGCAACGATAGTCGGCACATATCAGGAGGGTGAACGTGTCACTCAGGCTGGAAGCAACGCTGAAGGATTCGTATACGTGCAACGAACCGAGACTCAGCAAGCACTGTACGTGTTCCCAGTTAAGGGTACTACGTTTAATGCTGTAAATCCGGTGGTAGGAGTTACGTCTGGTGCTACCATGACACCATCCGCTGTAGGTAGTGGTATAATACAGCTATTCTATAGGACTACCACTACAGAGTTTAATACCACCGACGTAATAACCGGGGAGAATGGTGGAACCATGACCCCCACAGTGGTAGATGAGATACAGACCAGTGTACCTGATTCTACATCATCTGCTGGAACGTTCACGATAACCATAGAGGGTGAAGAAACATCTGATCTGGACTGGGAAGCTACCACGGGTGACATCGAGGCAGCATTAGAATTACTGAGCCTGATAGGGACTGGCAACGTAACAGTCGGCGGGACTACATTCGACATCGGAGTTGGCGGATTAACGTTTACATTTGACTCATCGCTATCCGATGTTGCTACAGCGGTGTTCGATGTATCAGCTTTAACTGGTGTAACTACAGTTACGGTTACAGAAACTACCAAAGGGTTTCCCGGAGTTCAGGCACCGCCACATTGGTTGCCATGGACAGAAACTGCCGGTAAGACCGGACTACCGAGCGGTGGTGCCAACATAAGTTCGTTATCATTTGGTAGGATATTCTTGAATAGCGTGGAAAACCCACACTTGTGGTTCGCATCCAGATCAGGTGATCCGCTGGATTGGCTGGTAAACCAGGATGATAATCAGACTCCCATATCTGCTGCTACTACTAAAGCTGGTTTGATAGGTGATGAATTAACAGCGTTCACACCGTACAAGGATTACTATCAGGTGCTCGGTACTCTGGACCAGGTATGGGTCATGCGGTCCGATCCTGCTGCTGGCGGTGTGCTTACAAACTTGTCTAAGTCAACTGGAATATTCAGTAACACGGCATGGTGTTACGATGACAGCAATAATCTATACTTCGTAGGAATGGATGGTATCTATGGTTTATCATCCGAGGCTATAGTCAGTGCCGCACCACCTACTAATTTGACCAAGGACAGCATACCTAAGTTGATAAGCAACCTGAAACTAAACAGAAGGACCGATAGAATAACTATGGCCTTCGATAAGTTAAGAAATGGGATTTCACTTACGGCTTCACAGCTTGACGGCTTATGGAAAACCACGCTATGGATTGATCTAAGAACCGGGAGTATCTTCCCGGAGGATTATATCGACGACCACGTTACTACATCAGCCCTGTACTACAACGGAAGAGAAGCTGATGATCGTGGATTGCTACTTGGATGTAAAGATGGATTCATAAGGAAGTTTGATGACTCAGCTAAATCCGACGATGGAAGTAACGCTATAAATAGCTGGTTCACCATAGGCCCCCTTAATCTTGGAGAAAGTGCCAGAGAGCAGTTAAAGTTAAACGAGTTATCGCTGAAGATGGGTACTGGTACAGACGGTATAACGGTAGATATATTTAAAGATCAGACATCTGAGAGGGTGGTCGATAATATACTGGCCGGGGCCGATCCTATTGTTTCAAAAGTTTATACTAATGATGGATTAAAATCTTCGCTACGACAGAAAATTCAAGGCGGGGCGATAGGTCTGAAGCTAAAAAATGAAAACGTGGATGAAAGTTTTAGCATAGAAAGTATACAAGTTGATATAGCAAAATCTGGAAGGAGAAAGTAATATGGCGGTAAGTTTTGATTCAAGAGGTAGAGCGATACGTGAACCAACTTCTAATTTACGATCATCATCGTTTAGTAATATAGGCAGCAGAGTGGTAGAGACACCATCGACCAGGACTGCCAGGATATTAGGTACCAGGCGACAGGATTTGGCAGAGGAGCAGCTTGCCACAGAGACATCATTAGCAGAGAGAACTCTGGGCCTGCAAGAAAAAAAGTTTGGCCTGTTAAGTTCTACCTTGCAAAAGTTTTTCTCCGGCGGGGTACCGGGTGCCGGTGATTTTACATCGGCTGAGGCACCGTTGCGGTCTGCTATACAAGAATTTCGAGGCGTGGGAAAAGAAGCTATCGGAACCTCAAGAGAAGTGGCTGATATATTCAGACGGGGCGGAGAGTTTGGTAAAGGAAGCATAGCCATAGCAGAGCAGCAGGCACGTAAAACTGAAGCTGCCGGGCGTGCTGGATTAGTAGCGAGCGGCTTGAGTTCAAGTACGGCTGCTATCGGATTGAAAACCAGAGTAGCCAGCGATCTTACCACTGCCAAGCTTGGCATAGAAGAAGAGCGTACCGGTAAATTGGCTACTGCACTCACTGGATTATCCGCATTGCAAGAGCGTACTTCCACTACAGAGGCTGCTGGTGTTGCAGGATTACAAACTGGGATAGCTACTGTTAGAGCACAGGCTGCACAGACTTCGGCTAGTTTAAGTCAGGCATTATTAAACTCGTTTAATTTTAACCTTTAAGATAATATGGCTACACCGGGACCAGAATATAGTGTGATGTCGGGTGACTGGCCTCACCTTGAGTATATCATAAATGATCTTAGCCACAGGATCATAGATCAGGAAATCTCTGTAGGCTCTGATCCTGTGTTTGGTAGTCCTACTATGGAGAGTATACAGTTTACCGATTCTGCTGAAACATTCGCTGCCGACATAACAAGTGGTGCAGAGAACGATGTGTTCCAGCTTAACGCTGCTGGTAAGTGGGAGAATCGCTCTGACCTTAAATTACCAGACGGTGCTAATATTGGTATAGCATCCGATACTGACCTGCTTACATTAACATCAAACCAACTTGATGTAGCCGGTGCTCTTGACGTAACCGGACTAACTACTTCCGATGGATTCACTTCATCCGGGGGGGATACTTCACTTTTTAATACTATCATATCAGGTTTGGATTCATTACTAGATGTTTCAGCCATAACCGTAACCCCTGCACTTCAAAATATTATAAAGTTTGACGCTTGCACTTTGGACGTAACAGAGTTTGCAGCTTTTCAACCTTTAAATAGTGGAATGATAAAACGTGGGGACGGCGACCCTGGATGGTTGCAGTTATGTGCCCCAAACAGTACTGCATCTATGATTAGAATAGGGGTAGACGCAGACCCATACGCCCGACTTAAAATAACGGCTGACGGCAAAATGGAATGGGGTATTGGCGTGCTGGTAGACGATGTTATCAGAGATACAAACCTATACCGAAGTGCAGCAGACACTTTAAAAACAGATGATGCTTTTTCAGCCAATAATTTAATCATCCGTGGCTTTACTCTTATTCAAGTCAGTTCTGACCCTGCAATATTAACAGCAGACGATATTATTATAAATGCAGAAAGCGGTATCCTTGATCTTAAAGCATTAAGCGAGATAACACTTAAACCCGGCGAAGATACAGCAAATTTCTTTAAGTTCAACTCTAACTTGACAGACTTGACTTTAAGCACAACAGATGGCAGCAATCTTACGATAACTCCCGCTGGAGGGAATACTATTATAACTGGGAGGGTTGGTATTGGGACGATAACGAATCCAAACGCTCCGTTAGAAGTTAAAGGTCCCAAGCCAGGAAGTATCGGTGGTTTTCAAAGTGGTATGCTTCATGTAACTGGTTCAGGGACTGCTCAATTTTCTAACTCAGTTATTACGGGGCATAATGCCTTTAACACAAATACACAGCTTTGGTATCTCGGAAGTATGTCAAGTTCCAATGATGACATTGCCTTCATAAACCGCCAAAATGCAGCAATGCACTTCAGCACAAATAATGCGTCCAAGATGATTATTGATGCTTCAGGTAACGTGGGCATAGGACTTACTACGGTAGATGCCAATTATAAACTTATTGTCAGGCGAGCAGCTGACGTAAATTTTGGTATTGGTCTTCAAAGTTCTGAGTTGGCGATTGCAGCATTTAATGATGCTATATCTGCTAATATTCCAATGAGATTTTATGCTTCTGAATTTAACTTTTTGAATGGTAAAGTAGGCATGGGCGTAATTGATCCTGACGTTAAACTTGAAATCTTTGATACAGGAACTCAGCTCAAATTAAGCTATGACGCTGGTAACCATACTACTTTTGCCACAGGCTCAGATGGCGACCTTACAATCGCTACCGTAGACTCTGATGGTGCAGCGGGGGATATAAACCTTGTTCCTGATGGCGTTACAACTCTTGGCGATGGTGGCGTGGCAAATTATACGCAGGTTTCTGCCACTGGCTTACAGACAATGGCTGGTACAGCAAGGGTAAGAAGGCATGTTATCATAGGTGTAGAATCAGCAGGATTAGGAGCATCATCGCCATCGCAAGCTGTGATAGGTAATTTCTTTGTTAACCAGTTTTCTCCTACGCCACCAATGGAATCGATACACATGACATGGCACATTCCTACGGACTGGGATTCGTCAACAGATATTGATATTCATATACACTGGGCACCGGCAACAGGTGCGGCGGGCGATGTTGTCTGGGATATTGATTATGCAGCTGTAGCAAGCGAAGCCGATGAAGTAATAAGCGGGGCAGGAATCAACTTAACTGTTACCGATTCGACACAATCACGGCAAGACGAACTATTAGAAACAGCCAACATGGTAATAACAGCGGCATCAATCGCTTTAGAAGATACAATTGGCCTGAAAATATCCAGAGATACAAATGATGCGGCAGATACTTACGGTGCGGCAGCATCATTGATCTTGGTAGAAATAGAATACACAGCAAATAAACTAGGGGAAGGCACGTAATGAGTGGAATAAATGTAGCCTGTGGTCAAGGGTTGGCCGGTTGTGCGGGACGGATACTCTGCGTTAAGGCAGATGAAACTCGATTTGTCATACCTGATACGTTTCTTTTAGATGAAAGTGGAAACGTAACTGCAACGGCATTTATAGGTGACGGTAGTGGTTTAACTAATCTGCCAGCTGGTGGGTCAGAGTCTGATCCAGTGTTTACAGCTTGGGATAAGTCTACTGGCGTGAGCATAACGGAATCTCAGATCAGTGACTTACAGAGTTACTTAACATCAGAGACTTCACATGCCAGCATCGACTCTCATCTCGGGGATATTACTGGTAATCCGCATAGTGTAACATCTGCTAATGTTGGACTTGGAAACGCTGACAATACCAGTGATCTTGATAAACTAGTCAGCACGGCTACACAGACAGCACTTGACCTAAAGGCCCCATTAGCATCACCAACACTTACGGGTACTGTTATTATAGCTGGTGTGATCATAGATGCCGATACTACTAAGGACAACATATCAATAGGGGATGCCCTGTCCGCGACAGGTGAGAATAATGTATTCATAGGTTATGGTGCTGGAGCAGCATCGACTACCCCGTATGATTGCGTAATGATAGGCGATCAAGTTGGATCAGAGTCAGCGTTGTCTAGCTTTGCTTCTACTATTATAGGATGCAACAGCGGAATCAGTCTTACTTATGGGAGTCAACATATTATCATTGGTGCCTACAGCGGTAATAATATGGTAAGCAATGATGACAACATTCTAATAGGGTACAACTGTGGCAATGCTGTTACCATGGGAGATGATAACATCCTAATTGGTAATGGTGTGGACCATGTTAACGGCCAACCGAGTAATTGCATTAATATTGGCAAAGTGTTATATGGCAAATATCATGCCACCTCTTCAAGACTAAGAATAGGCGGGGGGTACAACACCCCGTTGACAGAGGATGCGTTGCTAGAGTTATATTCCAATAATGGTGCGTTGCTAATAACCAGGCTAACTACTGCACAACGCGATGCCGTGACGGGTGTTAATGGTATGATAGTCTATAACAGCACAACCAATGCGTTTGACTTTTATGAAAACGGAGCGTGGGTAACTAAATAGGAGGCAATTATGCCGTTAAACGCAGCAGGATTTTTACAAGCAGAGGATGGATCATTCCTAGTGGCTGATTCTGACACTGGGCATATAGTACGAACCAATGAAAAGCCCAACATCGTAGCCCCGGCCCAACGTAGTTTCTTTAAACCTACTCCTATAGGCTCTCGTTTAACCGGTGCCATGAAGAGTCGTATAGATCAGGAAGTAGATGCTGAAGCCGCAGCAGTCCGGTCCAATCTTCTAAGTTCTGCTCGTAATCTGGATGAGGCTGACAGCATACAGGCATTTCTTGATAAGAACGATCTTGCTGGTAGGGCTGCTGTAGCCCAGGAAAAAGAAGAACGCAAAAAGAAGGCTATATTTAAAGCTACTCAGATGCAGGAAGCCCTGGGAACCGGTAAGAATATAGAGAAGCTTAGTGACCGCGTGGATAAACTTACTGGAAAACTAATAGGATTCAGCACTGATCGTAAAGGAAACCTGGTTACAGTTGACAGCAAGGGTAAAGAATTTCCAGCCACCGCGTCTGAGAAAGTTTTACATCGAGGATTAGTCACAGAATTATCGTTAAAAACAGATCAGCTTGCTAAAGAAGAACGACGTGCCAGGCCACTGGCCATAGGGCTGGATGTAGCAGATCAAATAAAAACTAAGGGTCCGTTGGCTAAATTTATGGACGAACTGCTAAGTACGTTTGCTCCGGCACCGATTATACCAGGCGATAGTCAGGTATCAGCACCACAACCGGGTGCAGTGTCTCCGTTCCCAGATTTTCCCGATGCGTTCGTAGAAAGTGGACGATGGATAGTGATAAGAGGCGGTCAAAAGCATGAGGTAATACCGTAATGGCAACGCTCAGATTGCTAGATAAAAATGGAATACCAAAAGGACCTAGTTTACGATTGATAGGTCCAGCCGATAACGATGAGAAGATCGAAGCTGAGAGTGAATCATTCGTATCACGACTGTTTGCTGATAGTCCTACTGATCTTAAAGCCGGCTTCAAGGATATAACTAAATCGTATAAACGTAGTGGACAGAACATAGACCTTGATATAGCAGCTTATGATGCAGCATTTATTCAAGGTGACATGAATAAACTAAAGAGTATCATGCAGCAACGATCAGCCATGCGGGAAGAAGCCAGGGAGGACCCGCTTGATGGTGGTCTTATCATGGAGACCATAGCAAAGAATGCTGGCACTCTTAAATCTGTATTGCGTGGATTGCAAGAAGGTTCACTAGAGGGCATGGTAGGTATGCTGGCTGGTGCTGGACTTGGTTCTCTAGCCGGTGGTGCTGGTGCAGCACCAGGTGCAGTAGCTGGACTTGGGTTTGGATTCAAAGTTGGCATGACTGATTTCTGGTATAAGCAGGGTGCTGGTAATATGATGATGAACATGATGGAAGCTGGTAACGATCCAGAGATAGCCAAGACCGTGGCCAGCATCGCGGCCATGCCATACGCCTTGATCGAGATGTTACAGGTGGGACAGGCTACACCGGGGCTTCGTAAGGGTGCCCAGAAGATCGTACAAAAGTCCATACTTAAAGTTTTAGGCATGGCGGCTAAGAAATTCGGCGGCACGCTTACATCAGAGGTATTAGAAGAAGTAGCACAAGAAGGCATCCAGATAGCAGCAGAGGACGTAGCATCATACATGAGCGATCAGGGTGTAGAGTTTGACAAAGAAGCCTTCCTGCAAAGGTTCACAAGGCTTGGCGATACGTTCAAAGAATCCGTACAATCCATGGTATTGTTACCGGCACCGGGTGCTGTAATAGATGTAAGCCGTGGCGGTATGGGAGTACAGGAATATAATAAACGTGTCGGTGTCGTGGTGGATCGAGTTACCTCTACGACATCACTCACTGAAGAACAGGCTCGTAAGGTAGTAGACAAGGCTGTAAAGAAGAAAGAAAAGAATCCTGATGTACGCTTGGATAAAGAGATTGCCCTTGCTGTAGATCAGGCCGAGCGTAGTAATGTTACAGTAAACGGTGTTGAAGGTATAGCCGATAAAAAGGCAGAGGAAACACGACCTGAAGGAGAAGAAGCTGCCACGCCGGAAGAGAAACAGCAAGCAGTTGTAGACCAGGTATCTAAAGAAGATTTAAATACACAGCTACAGCCCGAAGAGAAAGACCTGATGGATGCTGCTGATGCTGAGGACCTGGCTACTCCGACGAGAGTTACTGAAGTCGAAGTAGAGAAACCGCCTGAAGCTGAGGCCGTTACAGGGGAAGTGATACCATCTGGGAAGGGTGCTGTTTTTCAATCTACTCAGTCAGTTGGAGGAAAAAAGGTTACTCAAAGTGCTATTCATTTGCCAGCAGTAATACCTGCTGACACAAGCGGTACACCAGAATCATTATTGGATGTTTGGAAAACAAAAACAAGTGGTGCAGTTAGATTTCTTAATTATGATACTACGTCAAAGGAAACAGGTCTTGATGTGGGAGTTATTGCCAGCCAACTTAAAGCTATTCAACAACGCAATCCTAATGCTGTAAGTTTTTCGACGGATAGAATGGGCAAAAATGTGGCGTTCAAAGTGAAAGACGAAGCCCTGTTTCTCGCCCAACCCCCACAGGGTAAAGCAGTAGACGGACAGCAAGCCGTTGATTTTGCGACAAATCTAATAATAGACGGTGAAGAGCGTGGTATGTTTACGAGCTCTAAAGTTATATCGCCGGATGGTAAGATACTCTTCGCCGCTGAGGGTGAGGGTGCTCGTGTAGCAGCCGAAGTATGGGCGGCAGAACCTGCTGCTAACGGACAGAAAGCTCGTGCAGCTATCCTATCCAAGCAGTTAGGTATGGATGGTAAGGCTAAGAGTGACCTTGCTAAGAAAGTTACCGGTAAAGGATCGACAACTCAGATGAATAAGGCTGAGGTATCGTCGTTTATCAGCGAGCTCGTATTGGCAATAAATTCTAAGAAACCTGTAGCCGGGCAGCGGGTAAAGATCAAAGGTGTAGAGCGTCCGCTAACTGTACGCAGCGTAGATAAGAAGGGCAATGTTAGGACAACCAATGACAAAAGATTTAACGCTGATCGTGTTAGCTCGCTTAATTCTACAGAATTAGCAACCGATGACTTAAACATCGCATTGGATAAGATCGCTACTGGCCAGTTGGAGACACTTATAGACGGCGTGGATCGCGGCAGGTCACTCAAGCAATTAGTAGAGCAAGGTCTATCATGGTACCGTGATGGACTGCTCTTACCAGAGAATATCTTTGCATCACTGGGTCCTGAATTTACCAAGACATTCTGGGACCCTATGAATCAGGCCGATGCCGCTGCCGGTGTAGACGGTAATATACAGATCGAGGACCTGATAGCATTTATGAATAAAGAAATCGGTACCCGTGATCTTAAACGCATGATGACCGAACCAGCTACGTTACTGGCTGAAGAACAACAGTTGCAAAAAGAGCAACAGTTGGGTGTAACACCTGGAGATCGGATCGGTATCTGGATGCTAAGTCAAAATCCTAACGGTTTGAGACATCTGATCGGTGGTAATTTTGCAAAGTTCGCTGATCCTGAAGCCGCTGTAAACGAAGCTATCGGCCTGATGACTGAGCAGGAAAAGAAGATCGGCCAGTTTATGATGGACAAATACAAAGCTCAGGGTGAACGACTTGCCCAGTCATACTTCTTAGCAGCCGGCAGGGACATGAAGATAGAGAAAAATTATTTTCCACTGTATTCGCTATCAGGTCAGCTTGAAGAAGCTACTGATTTCCTGACACAGTTCACAGAAGATACAGTCGGCCAGAAGAATCAGGTACCTGTTCTTACCACTCCGCAGGAAGTTATGGAACGTACCGAAGGTGCGGCTCAGCCAGTAAGGATTAATGCGTTCGATGTGTTCATGTATAACATGCCGCGTGTGGAACGGTACATCCACTTCGCACCTACGGTATCGAAGCTGGGTAAGATATTCAACGACAAGGGATTCAAGAAAAACCTGAATGACAAGACCCATGGACGTGGTGTGGGTCTGGTTAAAGATTGGATTCGCCATACTGCTATGGGTTTTGCTCCTACTGTAGATAATAAATCCATGGCATCCAGCATAGATCGTCTGATGCTAGGGCTCAGGAAGAATGGTATCGTGTACGCCATCGGCTGGAAAATTCCATCGGTAGCCAGGCAAACACTCTCGATGTCCAACGCTGTTTCTGTCGATCCTGCTATGATGAGCATGGTACCGAAGAACATAGCCCTGGCAAGTTTCGGCAAAGACGGCGGCTACAAAACTATGGAAGAGTTCGTATTCAGCAGGTCCGATCAGATGCGTAATCGTAGTTTCGACCGTGATCTTAGAAGGATAAAGAAATCATCCAAAGATAAAATACTGCGTAATAAAGTATTCGATGAGAAAGCTCTAGGATGGGTATCATGGATGGACAGGCACACCACAACCATAGCGTGGAAATCCCTGTATGACTCAGCTAAATCAGGTGTCTATATCAACGGTGTAAAGACCAGGTTAAATGAAACTGAAGCTTTAGCCTATGCTGACGAGTGGACCAGGAAAACTCAGCCGTCTGCAAACGCTAAGGACCTGCCGGCATTTTTCCGCGGCGGTACAGTAGCAAAAACTCTAACGACATTTCAGAACCAGGTTAATAAGAACGGTAATTTCTGGTGGGTTAACGTTCTCGGCGAAGCTAAGAATAAGAAGATCGGTATCGGCCTGATGTCACACCGGATAGCGTTCTCATATATTATTCCAGCCATGGCCTATGGATTTATTGGTCGCGGTGGACCACCAGAGGATTGGGGGGATGTAGCATTCGATCTTGCAACCTATCCGCTTGGATCATTATTCGTAGCCGGCAGAGTAGTGGACAGTGCGATACGCGGGTACGGTGGACTCAGTAGCATAGCTGGTATATCGTTCGACGAGTTCGGTAAAGCAGCACAGTCTAGGAATATACCTGGCGTAGTAAAACATGGAATCCGTGCTATCGGAGCAGCTACCGGTCGTATCCCCGATGCACCGATAGATTTTGTGGAAGGCTCTATTGACTTATACAAAGGTGACACGGAAGATTGGCGTAGGTTAATCTACAGCGAGTGGGCATTAGAATCTAAGAATAACGCTGGCAAAGGTAGACGAACCAGAACAACCGGAAGAAGAAGGAAAAGATAATGGCACCCGATAGAGAAGAGCGAATCGAAAAGATGGTAACAGCTATTCACGAATGGATATTTACCGGGAATAGTGCCATACCTCCTGCTACTGTACGACTGGATAGACTCGAAGGATTCAAGAGAGTGTTATGCTGGATCGGAGGGAGCTTCTTTACTATCGTCGTCCTGGGTGGTGGGCTGAAGCTTTGCTTCGTGCTGTTCGGTAAGCCAAGCTGATTGTATAGATGGTAGTGAGTTCGGTAAATCAGGGAGATAGGGTAGCTGGGTTAGCCTAAGCAATTCTTCCCGTGCAATAGCCATTATATCTCCCTCACTTCCTCAACATCGTCCCAGAAGAAAGCCAGCTTAGGTGTTACCCTGTCATTATTATCAGCATGATCGTTGGCTATTTGCATAAGATTCTCGACCTTATCAGCACTGATGATCCCGCAGTTTCCGTTGTTCATCCAGATAATAGTAACTGGCTTATCGAGATCGGGCAGCTTGAGCATCGGGCCATTTGATCGGATGAGGATGTAGTTCATATCGTAATCTCCTGATTATGCTCTATCGGCTTAGGTTCTACGATCTCTGGCATGGTACCACCGGCTGTTATAAAAGCAGTCTTGATAGTATTATAAGTAAGGCCACGCTCCAGTTGTTTTACAGCTTTGGCACCCTGAAATGCCACTCTGGTTAGATACATTTCACAGGCTAAAAAAGTACCCCGAAGCTTAATCAGTTCACCATTTAACCTGAGTTGCTCGTCACGCATCTCAGCTTTGTCATCAAGCAGCCTATTTACGTGAAGGTCTAGCTCTGCTATTCTTCTTAACTCTGCACTGTTCATTACCATTTATCCTTAGTGAGTTCTAAAAACTTCCTGATCTGAAATTTCGTGCATCCACGTTTACCCTCTCTGCGTAGCCAGTTCAGCTTGATCCATTTACCCTCACCATCCTGACGACCCTTCCTAATCCACCGATAGATAGTTTGCCTGGTGGTAGGCTTGCCGCCTTCTAGCTCGGCTACGAACTTACCGACATCACAGAGTCTCAAGAAATCATACTTCTCTGTTACGCCACGGGATTCGCCACGTCTAATCCTACCCTTGGCGATCTCTTCAAGGTATCCTATCAGATTTATAGCTGAAGCGAACGCCAGGTCTAGTTTATTCTTGGCCCGTTTTATCTCAGCCAGTGAGAACATCACTGCATCAGGTTTTGGTTGCATCAGAGTTCTCCTAGAATGTACAATCTGATAGTTTCAGCATGACATCGTTTAGGGGCACACCAGCAGAACAGTCTAAGCTTACCATGCTTCTTATAGAGCTCCTGTAGCCTTAAAAGCTCATCCAGCACCTTCACAGCCGGACCGGATGAGGTAAGATTCTTTAGCCACGTTGCGTACTTGTCGCATACCACATCCCTCGTGTTAACACCGCCCATAGGAAATGGATTACCAAGTGGACTCTCACGATCCACACGAACGTCGTAGTCGAACAGAATAATATTGTTCTTGCTACTAATATTACATATCTCTATATCACTGGCTTTCATCTTAGCCTCCATATATTTCGTAGGATTATCACCATCGTAGATACTCGGAACTTCACGATCTATTTTACCGGACCAGTTTTTCCATCGTATCCTGTTGGTTATTCTAAGGATAGCACTACCCATTCCCTGCGGAGATATAACAACGTTCCACGATACTTTATGCGGCGATGTCACTCTGAGTATCCAGCCAGGTCCAAACCCGGTATCAGTAAACCCACCTAGTAACTCAGTCTCACCCATCACAATAGCTCTGCCTATCCGTGGTAGTGGTGGATAGTCCTCTACGAACTTTACTATATCATTACGAGTTCTAAGATTACATCGGGGCATTATTTAATCCTAATCTCTACTTTAGAACTCACACTTGGCCTCATGCTCTTCTCAAACTTGCTCACTCCATAAAAGTTTTTCCTGGTATCATCAGGTTCTAACTCCGCCGGGTTAAGTTTATAAGCATCACTGATAAGCAGGCACCACCTGAATACGTCACCGATTAAATGCGTACAGAAGAACCAGAAGTCTACATCAGGATTTTCTAGTCCTGTATCGAACGGTAAGTCGATAGCAGAGTTGATGACAAACCACAGACCCTTGGCTTTCTTCAGGTTCGGATATGCCGTGCCGCGATACTTTCTGATATGACACCCGCATCTATCTTCCGCTATGCAGCGTAGAGTATCACCGATGATCTCGGTCTGGCTGATATAAATCTTACCCTTATAGTTCTCCACCCACTCTCGCATCGGACGAAGTTGAACACCTGATTTATTATCCCCGCGGCCTGTCTGCGTGGACTCGTACACCATAACCTGACTGGTAGCTTTGCATACATAGACCATGGCAGTGTGGCCTATCAGAGCCCAGAGCCATCCCAGTAATCCACCTGATGGTACGCAGTTAATTATGTCGAAAGTCTGAAGCGAGTCTCTGATCTCTTCGTATGGCACGATCTTCTCGCGTTTACGCTTCAATAGTTTATCCATGAATTTGCTCATTATTTTGGCCTCCGGTTTGTAAATTGATGTCCAGTTTTTTATCCTAATTGGTATATCAGCAGGAAACGGGCTATACAGTTCCCTGGTAATCCTCTCCACATCTAACGGTGGGTACTTGCTCATTGCAGTATCTCCACTAAATCTATGATATGAAGTTCATATCGTGATCCCATTTCCTGGGAGCATCCTGATAATAGTATACATAATGCTAAGATCACTAGCCCCAGGACAAAACTCCAGAATATACTATTACATAGCCAGTAAGTTTTCTCTCGTATAACCCAGGCGTTCTTTTTATTCTTAGAATAGCACGTGTGCTTGGCCCCCCGATATTTTCTAAACTTTTCTCTATCTTTCATATTATCTACTACGCTCCTTTAATTAAGTCGGCCTCGATCATTTGTACCAACTGATACGCAGTGGTTGAAGAACTATGTGAACTATGTGAACTATGTGAACCTAGTAATCTTAGAATAGTCTTTATCTTGCCAAAAGGTACCATCTGTTTATCCAGTTCACAATCAAGCTGATGCTTTAGATTATCCACGTTCTTTTTAGAGGACGCTTCCTGTTCTTTTATGGCTGCTACTAAGGTTGTTATAATATCCATATCTATACTACGCCCCCGAGTTAGATTTGTTCTCTTTAAAATTAGAAATAGCCCAGTCGAATATTCTCAGGCCACATTCATTGAAACCAAATCTGTTACGGAAGCTCCAGGCATGAAATATCCAAGCGTCCCATCTACACTGATCTAAACTGTGATACTCTAAGTATAGCATCTTATGGCCTCCCTAAAACTTCTTTAACAACCCACTCACACAATTCTATACCCCGATACACGGGTATGCTCCGGTTCTTATCTATAATAGTATCCGTCATCACATTAGGACACACGCTCATTAGCATTTGAGAAAACGACGGCCTAAATCCGGCTCGCATATTACGACTGGCACAGAACACCACCCACGCATCAAATACCTGATCCTGCTGTACCACCAGGTTCTCACCCTCAGCAACACAACATTCCTTTACGAAGCTATAAGCAGGTGTGGTCATGGTTCTGAGATCATCCATTGTCTTAGCCGATGTCTCAGGGACAGTAAACTCCGTGGTCGTCCTGAGCCGTCTAAGGCCCTCCAGTGCCCAGGGAACTATAGCCGATGCCTCATTCTGTAGCCTACGTTTTAAAGTCCGGTCCTCTCTACCTATATAACTGTTGCTAAAGTATATCAGATTAGTACGTGGTTCCAGAGCATTGGCCTGATCCGGTAGGTTTGGCAGCAAGTTCATCGCCATTGTGAATCGACATGACAGGTATACCTGGGGCAGAGCTCGTACCCCTTTGCGATTCACTCCTACCGGATCAGCACCAGTTATTTGCAATATCTTTTCCAGGGCCTGAGCAGAATCAGCACTGCGTGGAACCTTAGCATCGCCCAGCAAAGCAGCTAACTTCCCGATCAGTGGCTCGTATCCAAAATCCCCACACAGAGACTTAAAACTTGTGCTGCACACCTGCTCGTTGCCCAGCATAGCTGAAAGTGCATGAAGCACAGTACCTTTACCCGAACGTGGCCGGCCTATAAACATCATCAATTTCTCGTAGCTCATATCAGGAACCAGGTTATAACCAAACCATTCTTGAAGCAGATTTATCTTCTCTTCGTCACCATCGAATATATCGTCGAGATAATCCAGCCACATCGAGGATTCCTGATCGGGATTAAACTCATAAGGTATCGCGGTAAACGTAAACAGGTTCGGTGTGGTATCGTACAGTTCGATCTCGCCATCCAGATACTTTCTTACGTCGAGTATGCCATTTTTAAATGGTATCAGATCGACTGGGTTAGGTAAACTGCGATTATGCTTTAGCCATAGCGGTGGGTCCTTGGTTATCGGGCCAAAGTAATACAAAGCGTCGAGCACGTCCGATACCAACCTGCTACTGGATTTGAACGGTACGATCTCTTTTACCTGCTTAGTCTCATTGACATAGAATTTATCGTCCAAGAATCTATAGACCTCACCACGTAGAATCTCCTTTTCTACGAGCTTATACTTACCATCATTAAACTCTACCCACGTATTTTTATAACTACGCACTGTCGGGTATCCATCCACTGTACGCTCTCGTTGTATCCATGCCTTTGCGATTGTTATACCAGTAGCATCAGGTAGTATATCAGAGGGTACGCCTTTATCACCGTGTTCTTCTACGTACTCAAGGAACTGATCGGCAGTGAGATCGAATCGGTTTTTCCATGACCGTAAATCTTTCGATCCATCAGGCGGCAGAATCTTAATTACCGATTTGCATTTACCCTCCAGGTTTATAAACGTTTTTTCCATGCCAGGGATGCCAACGGTCTCGTCGTTCTCCCCAATGATTATTACGTCTTTGCCGTTGACAACTTTCTCAAGCTCGCTTGTATTGCAGATAGCAGAAGGTCTACCAACGGCTTCAAAACCCATATCCAAAGCAGCCGCAGTATCAGTCTGACCTTCGACGATGAGAACAGGAAGTTCTGAATCACAGATGACTCGACCTCTGCCGCCAAGGTTGCCGGAATCTTTAAGTATGTGTAGATAACCGTTTTTGAGTTCGCGTTTAGAACCTCCAGAATTCCGGGTGCAGGTAACTGCTGCGGGGTCTGCTGGATCGTCCCGAGACACGAGGCACCAATCGGGTCGTCCACAGACAGGACATAGCACACCAGCCTCGGCGACTCTAATCCAGTTGTGTTTTCCACTTGAATATCTCCGTTCGCCAACTTCAAAATCTTGGTTGAACGCATAAGTCAGTCCTCTCTTGCTACCTGGTTCCATAAACTTCGACCCATCGTGGGCCCGGTATGTTAGTCCTACTATCTCACCGGTTGCATCACGCTCAGGGAAAACCCAGCAGTTTCTAGCTGGATTGTACCCCAAGCCCAGTCGGACAAGCGATTCCTCGCTGACCCCCAGTTGTTCAGATAGCAAGACAAACATACCGGGGAACATATTGCCCCGGTATGTGTCATGCTGATCGGCTAATGCTGCTTTTGGTTTTTGTGACATCTAGCTGTTGTTGTAGACCCTGATAATCTTATTGCAGATGTGTACGATAGCATTAACCTTGGCTACTACTACTGACATCGTTGGCTCATCAGGATCGAGTAGAATGATGTTGCCACTGTCATCGAACTGAGCCGGCTCTTCTCCCTTAAACTGATCTTCAACTGCCCCTTCAGATGCTGTTGCGTGACCATCTTCTACGCTCGTGGGCTTTTCTTGTCCGACACCGCCAACCGCGAAGCTCTTAGAGCTCCTTTTACTTGCCTTGTTGCCATCCAACTGGTCATCTTCTTTTTTGTCCTGATCTTCGTACGACATAATATCTCCTGTTAAATAAGGGTTAATAAAATACGATCCTGGGAAGTATATATACTACCCAGGACCACGTGATCTTTTAGAATGCAAATACTTTTTTGCAGATAGCGTCCCTGATTACGAACCAGTCCTCGACTGAGAACTTATCCTCATCAGGTCCCATCTCTTCGATAGCCTGAGTCCACGCTTCGCTCACGGTGTCTATCGTTACACCTTCATTCCAGAGCTCTTCGTTGCATACAAACTCCCAAACATCGTCTTTACTGCATGATCCTGGTGCAGCTTCAGCCTTCGCCGGTGCAGCTTTCTTAGGAGTAACTGGTTTCTTAGGAGTCGTTGGCTTGGCCTTAGCAGCAGGTTTAGCAGCAGGTTTAGCAGCGGTAGCAGCTTTAGGCTTGGCTTTTCTCTTGAACCTAGCGTCGAGTTTCTTGAGCTCACTGCTGTCGAGTTTCTTGATCGAGCCACCTGGCTGTGCATCACCAGTATCAATCCATTGTACTTTCAAGCTGGTCTTGTCCTTGTAGGTGTCATTTTCGCAGTGGATCAATACAATCTGCTTATTATTAACTGCTTCGATGAGTTTGGCATCGAGGTCGGCAAATGACTGGCCATCCCAGTCAAATACTTTTTTAGCCTGATCGCAGTTGAGCAGGTCCTGACCTTCTTTACCTACGAGCACGAGATAACCAGTAATTGTTTCATTGTACTCTGAACAATCCTGAAACGTACCGCTTGTATCGTCGTACAATTCCTGCATTAAGAACGACCCTACTATCTGGGGTAGCTCGCTCTCCTTGGTGGTACCCACACCACCGTCTGTCATTATGGCTTTAAACCATTCTTCTCGTTCACATTTTGGCACTTTGATTCTCCTTAAATTAAACTCTGAAAATTAGTATTAAAACGGTATCTCCGCTGTGTCAGGAAACAGAATATCCCACAGAGTGTTGTCCTCGGGTGACTCATACGGTATGTAATCACCATCAAGTTTTATCGTTCGAGACTTGGCAAAGTAGTGCAACTCAGGCTTGAAGAATATACCACGCTCTGTGGTACCACTTACCTTCTTATCGTCTACGATCATATCGACATACCTGATACGCAGGATATGATCGGCCCACTCATTAAATTGTGCTAAGTTGGACCATTCTTTCTGATGCTGAAGTCTCACATCATCACGTATGAAATCTTCACCGGCAGCATTAGCAACTCTAGCTTGGGTACTCTGGCCAATTAGGATTACATTCTTACCAGCATGGATCAGGCTATCACAGTCACTGCGTAAGAAACTAGCAAATGTATCATAGACATGACGAAAGCCCTTATTATAACCATAGGCTATAATATTTTCAACAGTGGCACCCTTCTCGGTCTTGATATTTTCTACGATCCAAGGTATCGACACGGACTCGACCATCGTAACAGTATCGACCACTACTGTCTCATAGTCCTTGAACAAGCTGTGATCTTTCATAACCTGCTTGACATCGTAGTAATCTTCGACACCAGCGATATACTTCAGGTCCTCACCGGTAAATGGGTTTTTAATCTCACGCCCACCCTCGTCGAGCCCAACGAACACTGGCGTAGGTGCCGTGCTCGCGAGTGTAGTCTTGCCCAGGCCAGAATCAGCTACGATACCGACCCGTTTACCTTCTCCATCACTGTTCCAACTGGATACGCTAAACGTTTTCTTGGGCCTGAGTTTCTCCTTATTCTTCGGGGGCAAGGACTTCACTGTTGGCTTAGCCGGTGGTCCTTTTTTTGATACTGAATTTGGTGGTGGTGCTTTGGTTGTGTTCATAATTGTAGTTCTCCTATCGTAAATTTGAACGCGTTACAGTTTGCTATTTTAGCACGTGTACCCTCATTATCTATAACTCTGGTACCCTCGCTGTATGCTGCACAGTCCGTGTTACAGAATGCTCCAGTTCCGTTACAACAAAGGATGATACGCTCATTACTGGTATCAACTATATCACCATTGTTATCAAGCTTTACTTTCTGCATCTTTCTTTTCCTCTTTGATATTCTTAAACCCTTCTGGCAGATATTCATCCACGTTAACATTATTATAACAGATCGGAATATACGAGCAGTGGAACGTTGCCTCGCACTGATCTTCGCAGGTATACCACGAGTCGTTCTTATTCATGGTCCTGGCATTCTGGTAGATGCTATACAGTTCACGCTCCAGCCGTTTCATATCAGCGACGCTTCTATTCAGCGGCTTACGTGCGAAGTAATGCTCTGGTCGTTCTGTGATGTCATGCAGCAACCGGGCACCGTACATCTCGGCAGTCTCGCGGATGGCGAAGGTACCCTCTTTAGCTCCAGGTTTATACTCGACGAGTGTACTATCCACGCTGATCTCATCTTTAATACGTACGGAAAAAAACTCCTGACCCATATACATGCCATCTTCCAAGAACTTCTTACTATCACCCTGAGTCAGCATCTTAGGACTGATCGTAGGTTTACGCCATACATCGTAGAGTCCACCACTTAGCTCAGCATCCTTGCCGATGCCGAACTGCTCGAGCTCGCCGGACATCTTCAACTGCATCGCGGCATACTGATACAATGTGGTCTGCGTGTCGAGTCGTAAGTGTGCCCACATCTGTGAGCTATCACTGACATCTTTACTCGTGGACTTGTGCTCGCAGATCATAAACTTGCCATCTACCTTTACGATTTTATCTATCTTACCCACGATCTCTACGTTGGGCAGGGTAGCACCAGTATCAGGGTTGATAATCTTCAGAGAGAATGGAATCTCACGGGCTACGACTTCCATATCCACATCTGAGTAGTTCCAGATGTAACCTGATAAACTGTACGCCAGCTTAGCACGTTCAGCAGCCCACTCTTCCAGTGTCTTGGACATCGGCTTGTTTTCGTATGCTACGTTGAGGGCATCGACAGCCTCATCGAGATCGTTATTCAAGCTGTAAACTTCGAGTAGCTCATGCCAATTCGTTCCCATACGCAAAGCTTCGGTCTCTTCTATCGGACGTATACCTTTGATGTAGCTGTAGTAGCATCTCATCGGGCAAGACTTCAAAGCCTTGAGCCAGGATGCTGACAGTTTCCAGTGATCTCGTTTATTCTGTGTCATTGCTTCGTCTCCTTGCTATTCTTCCATTGGTCATAGGTTATAAGCGGCTCGTCGTTCATGATCCGCCACAATTCTAGCATCTCCTCCTCAGTAACCATCAGCGTGTTACCAAAGTCTGTCTCGACCTCGTATTTCAAAGGCTTACGGGCCACCCATGTTATGCAGAAGGCATTACCAACCTTGCGTCCATCTTTTGTGCATAACCTTACTGGACGTTCCATATTATCTCCTTAATCTGTTAAAAGTTCAATCTCATCGGGTGTAAAGTCATAGATAACACCCTCTACGCTACACTTTAGTTCACTATCAACCTCTACTATATCAGCGTAGTAGTTGCAGCCACCCTTAAAGATGTCAAGCTTGGTCTCTAACCACACCATGTCACCAATAGTAACTTCTTTTTCCAGCTTGTCCTTAGTGGTGAGCACCTGATTATCTCCTTTTCAATATTGACATTAACAATTTTTCTAACTCTCCTACACTATGTACGATCAAATACACTCCGTTGTTCGACATAATCTTTCTTTTTCTTTTCTGCTGCCCACTGCTCAGCGATCCACCACGTCCACGCTTTACCTCGATCTCGAAGTGACGGCCACTCGGAAGGCACCCTACAATATCGCCGGCACCTTTGATGCCAAATAACATTTTACCGCCCCGCACGTCAATCAGTCCGGTATTATTCCTATCACATACGATGCCCCTTTTATGTAGCCACTCCAGGCAATTCTTTAGGACCACACTCTCCGGCACATCAGGGCATGGTATCGTCGGCTTAGTACCTATGCTGTCATCTTTCCTGCCCGTCTTAGGTGTACCAGTTGCTTCTTTGAACGCATCGAATAGCTCATGGTACTTCATTGCTTTAGTCTTACGTTTAGTTATGGTTTGCCACCACCCCAGAAAAACGATATTGCTGCTAAAGCTACGACTATCATACAGATGGTGAATGCTAAATTATTGCCTATCTCTATTGGCATACGTGGTCTCCTTAAAATTATTTCCTAAAACATTTACTCGTAAAACTGTCGTACCCAAGTGGGAGATCACCGTCTGCCCACTTCGGAACTCTGCACATTGCAGCAATAATACTTTTCATAGCACGTTTCTCGTTACCCTCGTCTATTAGACAACATACCTCATCATAAGTATGCAGAACCACGTGATGCAGTAGTGACTCGCATTCCATTATCACACCGATGAGATGTTCACGTGATACACTCTGCATAATATTTTCTGCCAGCATACCACCGTAAACTTTACCATGCTCGTAACCAGCATCACTCCACTTTCCGGTACCTGATACGCTGGCATGAGGATAATATAATCTACTGCCTGATGGTAGCTCGATCACAGTGGTGTGGCCTTCGGCAAAGAACTTCAGGCCCCGGTTTAATTCTACTGGTTCATTTTTATACCGCGTTACAAATTTGTAGGCTCTCTCCAAATCACCCCAGAGTTTTACAATCTGGGTATACTTGGTACGGTACGTCTTAATCAATCGTTCTATAAATGCACGTGTAAAGGTTCCGTCATCGAACATAGGACGAAGAACGGGATTAGAATAACACCTATCGAAGAACGTGTCAGCACCGAGACTGTAGCCACATCCGAGAATGCCGTCTTTACCAAAGCCACGCCTGATTACTAACTGCTTGTAATCCTCTGGGGTTTCCCTATCTTTATCAGCCTTATAGATTATCCCTCCGAACAGGTCCATGGCTAATTTACTGTATACGTCGGGAGTTCCATACTCTGTATCTTTATCACTCTCGGCGAATCCTTCTAATAACTGAGTTTCACCAGCAAACCATGCCAGCAATCGACACTCGATCTGTGCAGCATCAACAATTCCGAGTACGAAACCTTCAGGTGCCAATAGCAAGTGTCTAACCTGTGATAACAACGGATGCGTACCTGATCCTGCACGTCCGGCACCACCGAGATTCAGCGGATTAACCTTACCAGTACCAGTCCATCGTTTCGTATGGGCCCCGCAATATCGAAGCGGCACGGGAAACTTACCGTCGAAAGCTTTAGCCATCATAGCCATACGCTTGACACGTTTAGCCCACTTAGGCCAGGATGTTATCCCGATCTTTGCTTCGATTATATTCCTGATATTCTCATCAGGATGTTCCATTAGAAACTTACGACCCTCATCGTCAGCAGCACATGCTATAATCTTATGCTCACCAGTAATAGGTATCAGATTCTTGGTAGGTTTGCCGAACTTCAGCGGGACCTCGCCCTCGGGTAGGTTGTCTGTAAGTATCTGGGCGAAACTAATGGTCCCGCTGAGTTCTTTCTGAGTATAGCTCGTCTTGGCAAGTACAATGTTTTTTTCTTTGGTCATGCCATAATGGAGCTCACGAGCGAGGGGAAAGTCAAAGGCAAGCCTGGGTTTAGAAAACAACTCCAGAGTGTGGTGGGCCAGGTATAGCTCAACCTTGGGATTGGTAAGTCTTGGCAACTCAGTTTTGAACAATTCTGCTTCGAGGTAGATGTCGTGCCGACAGTATTTAAACATGGCAATTTTTTGTTCATACGTCATATCCTCCCAATGTAAACCTTTAAACGCGTTAGTGTCACCCTTCGGTTCCATGCCAGCACGTTTAGCCTGCTCGGCTACTGATACCAGTTGCTTCGGATCGAAGTATCTGGCGAGATCGAGGATGTCGATGGTATATCGTGGGTATATTCCAAACTTCATAGCCAGGATCATGGCATCGAATGGTAAATTTGCACCCACTAAGGTGCAGTCCTCGAACTCTTCGCCGTACTCTTCCTGGAAGTAATCAAGCTTGTACTGTATCTTATCAGGTGGTGAGAATCCAGCGTTAATCGGGTCGTCGAACGGATGCTTCATAGTAAAGTCACCCAGACCTGTGAACTCAAAACGCTCATCGGATAAAAACTCTATTACAGGCATAGTCTTGAGCGTGTATCCCACGTCGAAGAATGTCTCGAAATCCAGCACCAATGCTGTACCCGGGTAGCCTATTCTATGTAGTACGTTCTGCCAGTTCATATTATCTACTTTTCTGTCGATTCTGGTTTTTATAGACCCCCCGTTTCAGGGCCTTTAGACAATCCTTACAGGAAATCTGAGACTTAACAGAGGATACGAACAATATGTCCACCATCCTACCACATATTCCCATGCGTAGAGTACCCGCGTGCTTGTAGTGTACCTTCTTTTTACTAGCTCTACTCACTTAACCTCCCTCAACCAGTAACCGATCTTAATATGCCCGGCAATCTCGTACTTTTTCATACCCAGTGCTACCATCCGTTCGAGTCTGTCAAGCTGTATCTCGGTGACGACACGTTCGATGCAGTCAGGTCCTTTATCCTGCACAATCCACCACTGCTGGATCAGGAAACTGAGGATAGCAAATAGGCATCTGATCTTGTCCCTGTCCTTGGAAATCGGGAGTGACTCAAACGTTTCCTCTTCGGCAAGTGGACCCCCCTGATAGAGCGTATACATGCTCATAAACTTAACAAACCCTGGTACCTCTGCATCGCTCGGTCCCGGTGTGTCAGAGCATAAAATCACGGTTCGCTCCCTGGTGCTTCTCTCAAAGTATACACACTCTTCAGTACCACCACATATCGAGCAAGGAAATTTCTTACTGACGAGCGTAGCGTGGTTCCGCTTTACGTCTTTCTTAAACAAGAACGGAAGCCGGTGTTCGTTGTCAGTACCCGGTATCCACTCAGACACATCACGGAATTTCTCTACGTGCCTGTGATCGTGCTGAGTAACCAAATTCCGGGCATCCCAGAACACTTTTTTCAACCTGATACTGATCGGTTGCAATTCTGCACGGGCATCCTTGTTACCGAGCTTTAGTTTATTGTATTTTTTTCTATTCGGCATTATACATGCTCTCTTCCTCACCGGTAAGCACGACCTGATTACGCCTTCCTGGTTCCAATGTTATGACCGTACCTTCGCCGCTTATTTTAACTTCGGCCTCTTGGTCCCAGTCGCTAAGATGATCTATTAACTCGCCGATTCTCACTTCGATTCTCCTTTATCTTCTTCGTCTATTAAATTACCGTTATCATCTCTACGCCAGATGTTTAACTTTTGTTCGCCAAAAATTCTATTAGCATTTTTATCGTACTTACTCCTGTCTACTTTTCTGTAGTCATCACCTTTGCCGCACATTATAGCTGTGCAATCTTAACCTTGTGAGATTCAAGCTGTGGTATCTCATAATGCCACTGCAAAGTATCGAGTGTGTCACCGTCATACACGTCAAACCAGATCAGTCCAAAGTCTACGATGCCCTCACATTGTCGTATTCCATACTTGCTACCCCAGCCTTGAAGTGCCGGCTGGACGATGCCAAGCCACCGTGAGTTCCCCACGTAATTGAAATAATGCACGTGACCACGAAGCAGCACGTCACTATCAGGTTGTTGATTTCTTTCGGCCCACATGATATTCCACAGCTTTGATTTCATTATAGCAGTAGCCCTGCCGTGTGGTATCGCCGAACTCCCGATCTTATGTTTAAGATCGAACTGTATCTGATGCACACGTGGAAATTCATGTCCACTTATCCTGCATCGAATGCCATCTGATTTGAGTCTGCCAATTATGAAGTTCTCATAGTCATCCTCATCGCCGGTATGACATGGCGTACCGTAGACAGCCACGATCTCTTTGGCACCGGTAGTTTTTATAACCTGGTAAGCTATGTCACACTGCTTTTCCCACAGAGTAGTGATAAGCTCTGATCCACCAGATCGTTTACCTTTGCCTTCTGTCATGTCACCAGTAACGAAGAGTACATTGGGCTTCAATATCTTGCACACTCTATCGTACCAAGCCCATGCCTCGTGTTGCTGGTCCTCAAACTTCTTCATGCCAATGTTATACTTCTGATAATCGGGTGGAGTCAGCCCTGCAACGTGACCACCATGTATGTCAGTGATTGACATTACACGCTTACGAGTTTTCAGCAACTTTACGACAGTATTCCTGGAAATGCCAACCAATTCACAGGTCTGCTGGTGGTTGAGCCCACTCCGTAGGGATCGTAGTATATTATTTTTAGTCTGATGTGATAGTGACATTGGCAATCTCCTGAAAATGTTTAACTAAATCTCTAAGACCTGCAAGCTCACGCTCGTTAAGATCAGTGATATAGATAAACGGGATACAATTATACATGCAGTGATCCACTTCGGTCTGCATACCACCGCTGATACTATCATATCTATTAAAAACTATCATAAACTTACACTGGCTTATGATAACACAGTCGGCTTCGAGTATCTGCTCGGTAGTTACATACCCCTTCTTACACAGATACATAATTACTTGGTCCTGATCTCCCGGCACGTACAGGTCAAGTTCTGGTATTAGTTCTCTGATCTTAGCTCCCATTAATCGGGCAGCCTTGTTGTTAGCCTCGATAGTTTCCATCGTGGCCTTGTCACCTTCCGGGCCTCGGATGTGATGAGACATATATGCTGTTATTTTATTCACTTTTTATTGGCCTCCTGTTCTGCTTTCTTGTTCAATTCCGTAAACGGTTCCTTCGGTTCCGGGTGGCGTGCTATAATCTCACCCGTGATCTTCTTTATATTCTCCCAAAACTCGGGTGGAGTTTTCGGTGGACGATCATCGTAAGTCATACCCTGAATCTGACCATCACGTAGGACTGTAAGACACGCGATAGCCTTTGAGATGTGGTGCACACCACTATCAGGGTCGATGTCCTCACCTTCCCACCACATATCCAAATGACGACGGCAAGCATCATAGTATATAGATGCTGTGATCTTCGTTACTCGGTAATTATACCGGCCATACTTACGTGCACCCTCGAACATCCCGAGTCCTACCTCGGCCATCACAGCCTGTGATACGCAGCAATGCGGATTCTTAGCTAATCCACACGCTTCTTTAGGATTCTCACCTTTATTATCTGACATTACATTTCTCCCTGCTAAAGTTTAGATACGCAAATTCTCCGAATAATTCAATGGCCTTCTCATCGTAAGCCTCAGCTGCTTTAATTTCGTCTTTGAAAACTCCCACGTTGTGGTATTTGTAATCTAACTTTATCTGGGCTACCCATCTTTCCTGATACTCACTCCAGTGCACACCCTTATACTTAGACGACCCTTCAACGGGTAAGCTGTTGCAACTGTTCTGACTATTGGTGCACACTCTCATATTGGCTCGTCTATTATCAAGCGTGTTGTGATTTATATGATCTACTACCATACCCTTGGGTGCATCCATGATCTTACGGTGCATAAGTTCTAACCTTCTCTTGCCATTATCTTGCAGGTTGCCCCTGGCTGCATATAGATACCTTCCTACTCCTGTGACGTTCCACTTATACTTGAACAGCCAGCAGTCGGCTGTATCTATTATGGTGTACTTACCCTTGGTTAGCTTAATCAGGGTTACACTTTCTACTGGGCATTTATCGAGGCCACAGTTCATTACACAGCTACCTCATAGTCACTATTCCAGCAGCATTTTTTATACTTAACAGGTACGCTTACTGGCCCCATAGTAACCTCACTCTTGAGATAGCCAAACGTTGGGCGAACTACGGGCTTTATTACTGTTTTATGCTTACCACACGGACACGGCTGATTTCGTTGTTTACCCAGCCGATGGGATACAAGTTTCGGCGTGGGCTTATTCCTGTGGAACAGCATATATAATGCTACCAGCGGGGCCAACAGAAGTTTCTTTAAAGTATGACGCAGATCAGCTTCTCTATGCCTGACCTGTGATGGCCTGGAGTTAAATCTGTCTGTGTTAAGATGCCTGGATGGAGATTGTTTGTTAGTCATTTAACTTACGCCTCCCTATGTTATATGAAAACCCAATACCGAAGAGTGATACGTAAAACTTCAGATGGGTTAGGTACTTTAGCTGATGGTAATAAACCAGCGTTTCGATGCCGATCTTAAACCACAGCAGGTTTATGTGGACTGATAATACATTTGGTAAAAATCTCATAGCTACTGATTCTCCTTATCTGTGCAGGCGGGGCAAAGTTCAGAATGAATGTAATATTCACACCACACACCGTTGGGCTTACAAGTTATTCCATCATGTATCTTATGACATAGCCTTGATTTATATGAACAATGCTTTTCTCTAGGTTTAAATCCACTTCCCCCGCAAGTCTCACAGGGGGCGAGGGCTGCGGTGGCTTTTATTATAAGCCCTATTGCTTTTGCTTTAGTCTCCCAAAACTTGGTGGTATCTCGACTGCCATGATGTGTCCCCTCTTTAGCATATGCTATAAAACAGCTTTGGCATTCTAGTAAATAAGGCTTTATCTTCTCCAACGCATCTGTCTTGGCGGCGAGGTCGGCTTGAATCTCCTCGTAATCGTTGATATAATCACCAGCTTCATCAACACGCAGCTTCCACAGGTTAGTTTCTTTCTCCGCCGCTTCAAGCTGCTGCTCAAGGTCGGTGATACGGGATTGGAGTTCGCCGTTCATGTATTGAAGTTGTCCATTATTCATTCTGTTATCTCACTTTCAAAAACTGGACCGAGCACTTGTGCTCGTCAACGGCTTATGCGGATGCTTGGCAAATTCGCTCGGTCCTTTATACAGTTCGATCAACGCTTGCTATCCCAAGCGTCCGACCATGCTACTGTTACCTATACTACGTACCCGATCAGCAGATGTTCGAGGAAAGATTATTTATTTATACGGACGCGACTCAATAAAGTACCTTGTCGGGCCAGACTCTCTTGAAATGATCCTCGCACCTTTTAAGGGCATCATTGTATCGCTCACCTGGACGATGCTGATCAAATAACCTTATCACCAAGTTATCACGCAATACTTCACGGTCAACATTCTTACTGGCCTTAAAAAATCTACTACCCTTGTAGAGTAGAATCTCGTAACCATCATGCTCCCAACGTTTTCAATGAGCACACGTGGCTATAAATATATCCCCGTTGTGCTTTTCGACAACACACTCGTTGACCAGCTTCGGAAACGGCTTCTTGCCTGGTGGTTTAAGCTCAGCTTCAGCAAACACTCCAGCTATACGCTTCAGTAAATCTGGGTCTCTGGTGCCATCGTTAATCTTGTTGTACTCGAAGAACTTATCCTCGACCTGCTGATGAAGCTGCATACCTAGCTTGAGGTTATCAAAATCGCCAAAATCATTGACAACCCTATCATACCCTGATACACAATTAGTGATCCACTTGGGAATGCCGATCTTGAAATTATCGGACCATTCATTCTCGCGGATTAGCCAATCAAAAGGGCTTGGCTGTGATTTCCACGGCAGACATATCCAGATCAAGATTCTCACGGGCTATGGCGATCAGCAGCGAGCGATCAGCATCGGCCTGTGAATCGAAGAGCATTGTGTCCTCTTCGATGATCTCATTGGTCGCATTATCCACTACGATGTAGTGGAACGGGGTTTTCTTGACTTTTGCTTCTGCCCTTTGTTCTGTGTCCATTTTAAATCTCCTTGTTACAAAAAGTTAATATTATCTATTTATACATTACGACCTCATCACGCAGATGTTCGCAATATTCTAATTTTAATCCTAAAATTTCGCGACATTCGTTTTTTCTTGCTCATTTCGTTATCTCCACTATAATTCCCATGCTCTCTAATATTTTAATAGCCTCTTCCATTGCGTTCCCCTTCGATTTATGTTCGATATTATTTTATAATATATCACGAAAAGTTTGCCCTTTAGACGGGTGGGCGTGAACAATCTTGTTTATCATCGCAGTAAGTTTATATTCTATGGCAGTTAACGCATCGGGTGATACACGGGTGCAGTTAAAACCGGGCCGGGTTTTCTTTACCCGCTCTAATATATAGCTTCGAACGTGCTTTTTGTTTAATAAGGACATAACATATCCTGATTTATTTACCCTTTAGCGTCTTGCAAAACTCGTAACCAATACCCTCTATCACGACGACATACCCGGCGTAGCTGTCATTACGCGTCCATAGCTCCCTTTTACTTGTTACGCAGTTAAACAGCACCACATCTTGATCCTCCAAGTATTCCTTAAAGACATACGGGGCATCCTTTATATCTTCTCGTGTCTGGCTTCCAATTATTTCCATTGCGTCCTCACTTTCTACTCCCCATACGCTGATCCATCGGGGGTGTTCAATATTATTTATATTTTATTCCATATATTTCGAAATTCATATCTTCAGGCAGATATAATCCGTATAATTGATGGTGCATATCAGCCAATTCCTGATTGAACACCCCCATAACTGCGATCAGGTCATAAATATCGGGATAGTCTACAGTGCTAGTGCCCGGGAATCCAGCGGCAAATTCGCAAACATCGAAACTTAACCGATCAGCGTGGATCGAATCTGTAAACTCCAGCGTCGATTCGATATGATCCCGCAGAAAATACAGGGCCAATGATCTGGCAGCGTATGATTTACCGTGCTTCGTATCGTGGTACCCTTTTAGGCATCCGCAGGATAATTGTGATCGGGCTGTGATATTCGATCCTCGGATAATCTTGGTTTCACCACATCCGCAAACGCATTCCCAGTATGGGCATTTCCGTCTTTTGGAATATACATTTGCCCGTCTAGTTACTTTCAGACGACCACAGGTTGCTCCGATTAGGTTCATCAACGGTTCAATTCATGCTCTAACTGGTCAATGGCCCTGTCAAGTGGTTCTGTTAACCATGTCCACCGCCATAATCTCGTTAACCGCTTTACGTAAGCAGTAACACCCTTACGTTCTTTTGGTAAGTCCATAGGTTTATCAGTGCTGTTACTGAAATCAGCAGAATCCATAGTTGATATTCTGCGTATCTCTTTTAGCTCGTCGACTATCCTGTTTACCTGTCTCTTTCTAATCGTCATAATCAGATTTCTCCTTATCTATATTAATAAAACATTTACACGGCCACACCCACGAACGAGTGCAGCCGAGTGAAGATTTTACTTAACCAACGCATACAGGAGTATTATGAATCCCCATTTAGGAAATGCCACAAATGGCGGGTAAACCAAAACCATCCATCCGTAACATATGTTGAAGAATAAAAAACCAATAGCCATTAACACCAATATCAATACTACTTTCAGTCCAGTACTCATCTTATTCCCTTCAAATTAAATTCTAATTAATAGTCGGTAGGGGCTGAGCTTTAGTTCTCATTCGGATTAACCCAGCCCCTGTTTTATAACGTCATCTTGTTCAGACTATCATCACCGTCCCTGAATTGTACTATTGCCACCTGCACATCGTAAGGACAATCTGTGAACACCATAACTTTGCCATCATCGGCCTCGATCCAATCTGGTTTGGTAGTATCCGACATGCAGACTCCCTGCGGAGACTTGCAATTATGCGACATGCACAGCGTATAATCGCCGTCGATCTCTCCATCGCCTTTGAAATAGGCAGTGTATCTATCCATTGTTTTGCCGCCATTATCGGTTATTTTTATCAGTTTTAACATCGTCTACTCCGTTTCTTCTTCCGGTTTAAGATTTTCCTGTTCAGTGGCTTTGCGTGCTTCTGAATCGAATTTTTCCTGATCCTTGCAAATAATGCAATCACCACAATTACCGTCTGCATGCTTATTGTGGCATTTACTAGGCATAATTACCCCGTCTTTCCCTACGCCTGAACGTAGTTTGCTTCGCTTCGTGCTCTCATTATTTCATAGCCGATATACGATGCGTGCTCCGTCGATACGGGCATCACAGCGTGCAAGATTAGCCAAGTGATAACGGACTTACGCACAGCGTTTGCTTCGCCTTGTATACTCACCAGTGGATTATCAGCCGATGACATAATATCGACCCTGATACCCTTATAAGTAACACCAGCACCCTTACCGTACTCAGTCTCGATAAGTCTGTTAATAACAGTATACACTCCGCTATTATCAATAATACACGGTACATCTTCACATTCAATCAATTTCCATTCCATGATTTTATTCCCTTTATATTAAATCTCTAAACTCTATACGGTTAATAAATCAGTGTGTTCTTTCCATCGTAAAATTATCTTTAAGTTTCTTTCGGTTCCTGTTCGCTTCGTTTCCCTTGCATCGGTGGCATATCATCTCGGAGGATACACGATAGCTCTGTCTGCTGCTTAACTTCGGCGAGTGATACTTACAGTCCAGCCAAGGGCAAAGTCTACCATCGGGAATCAGGGTCGTTATCTTTAACACGCTCCGGAGGTTTTCAATCTCTTCGGGCGTGCATTTACCATTTATATACTCGGCCAATTTGTATAGGTCTGCTGGTCTACTGTCTGCTGTTGTGAGCGATGTTACTCTGAGTTTCTCGGCTTTCTTTATAGCACATTTGGCCTGATTCTGGGCTGAATATTGATCGTATTTCATCCTTTTCTGGGGCATACCTTATCTCCTAAATTTCAGACTACACGTAGATTCCGGTTTTCAAACCACTTTCTACTTGTACTTATTTACGAAACCTGTTAAACTTTGTTCGTGATCGTCTTAAATATCCTCTATCTATGGTAACTCTGGATTCTATATGTAATAATAACACCACCTGTTTTGTGAGTAGTCTACGCTCTGTTTATACTATTTTACTACCTATATAAGGTGCGAGGTGTGACTCTAACAAAAAATAATGTACCTTCTACGCTGCGTACAGATTTTAATATATCTTTTTCTATAAGTTGAAAGCTATAATTTTCTTATATAGGTGGTAAGTAGCAACGTTGTGAGTAATCGCCCCAAGATACTGGTTATCGAGATTTATTCCAGTGTAAAGCTAGTATCCCCGTAAAAGTACAATCCGGCAATGGTCCTATTAGTGCGTATCACAGGTTCATAGGTCGTGTTACCTCTTGCGTCCGTGAGTGCGATAAAAACCTCTATATTTTCGTTGCAGAAATTTATAATCTCTTTTAATTCTTTTACTGTCATTTTACTATTCTCCTTAAATTATAATTTACAGCCTATTTTTAATATCCAGTACCATATGAATATCTTATGTCCAATTATTACGTCTAATCCCCATAACATCAAAGGTGTCCACAGTATACACGGGGTTATTATTATCGGAAATTGTATGGATCGCCTAGCGTGGTTCATTATCTGCCCTTGTTTAGAAAATTTAAGTGAGCAAACTCACCAAATAGTTTAATAGCCCATAAATCGTAGGTTATAGCTGCTTCTATCTCGTTTATGAAATATCCTGGGTAATACTTTTTATCCTGAAACTGTATTTGTACTTTGTATTTACTCGTTTGCTCATTCCAGCTTACCCCTTTAAAGCGTGAAGTTCCCCCTTGTGGCAACTTATTAAACTGATTCTGCCCCTTAGTACATACTCTTAAATTACATCTCCTATTGTCTAATGTATCGTGATTTGTGTGGTCAACAAATTTATCATTAGGTGGATCCATTATAACACGGTGCATTAATACAGGTGAAGAGTTTTTACCCTCTGGCCTATGGCCTCCTATTACGTATCCTTTATTAAATGACCATTTCCATTGGTTTAGCCATTTAAAATCTCCAGCGTCAACTGTAGTGAACATGCCATTACTCAATTCTATCTGTTGTACTAACATTGATCGTCCTCTATGTACTGCTGGTTATAGAACGTGTCCTTATCCGGTGTTGTTGCTTCTAAGCATATCGTATCGACTTCTCCTATATCCAGCGTACCATCCAGTTCTAGCTCTTCCAGCACATCAACCCACCACGTATTCCGGTAATCCCCAGCACGTACACAGCTATTCTTAGCAGCCACGGCGGTTATCTCAGACGATAGTACGTCATAATCCATTGGTTCTCCCCGATGTTCCCTTACTCTATACATTCTGTGTTTCATAATAATTCTCCTTTTATAATATATTTATCAGATACCCGCCTTAGCATTTCGCCTTTAGGACGGGTATCTCATAAGCATACTATGCATCAGCTATTGCATCGTCCACAGTCAAACTTAGAGTATAGATAACCCCTACACACTCATCTTCTGTGAGTTTACTTAGTACACTATCCTCTTTACCTAACATTTCGAGTATCTTTAATAATTTTTGGTACGCCGTCATTTTATTTCCCCTTTACTGTCTATTATTAGCTGTGCTTATATTATCATAACTTTAACAAATAACTATCAGTTATGCTACAATTTTGTAACTTTCGACCATTAATGCTACATTTTTGTCGTATTGCTTGTTTATTGGACGCACGCCCTAAAAACGGCTACCCTATTTTAACATCTGGGTTTTTAGCCTAATAATTAGTATCGTATTCGACATAACCACATTCTTTACACGTGGGAAAGTCTAATTCTATATCCTGACATTCTACTGATACAGAATGGGATTCGATTATCATGGTTGCATCACAATCTGGACATTTTTTTTTACCAGTTTTCATAATATATCTCCTGATTATACGTTCCAATTAATGTTTAACCTAAAATATCGACCCGATAACCCCCGTGGGGGTAAGGGGACGGCGTGTAAGTGTACTATTCCCCTCTTTGTTCT